CGGAGCAGCGGCAGCTTGTTGTGCGTAGGTCTGGTCAGCGGGGTTGTACTGGTATTGAGGAGCATCTTGAGCCGTAGCCGTAGCTGAAGTTGAGCCGCCGATACCCAAGCGCATAACCCCGCCCTGCGCTGCCATCTGCGTAGCCGCTTCGGGCTTACCTTGCCCACGGCTGTATAGAGCTATTAACGCAGCCAACGCCTCCATTTTTTGTTTTTCAGATTTTGCAGAATGCTCATAGGGGCCAGCAGTTGAGCCACCATACGGGCCGACAGGCGCAGTCTGCCCACCTTGAACCATGCCCTTAATCTCTCCACCCGCCGCATTGTAATAGGGCGTGGAACCTATATGCCTGTAGGATGGGGCGGATATTAATCTACCGCTGGCGTCGTATCTAGGCTGGTCGTAGGCGTAGTCTTGGCGTGTGCCTTGCAGCGTGGGGGCGGCGGGGTCAGGTTGTTTTGGTGTCATCATACCGGCAAGCCCCACCCCCGTTGCTAAAAGGGCGTTCTTGTTGTTTTTTAAAAAATCCATTGCGTTTTTGCCGGATGAGGTTACTTGATTAAATCCAGCACCAAGCTTATCCGTGTAGGATGGGGATGGTATTGTAGGTGTTGTAAGAGGCGCTCCTGCTCCAGACACATTAGGTATTTGCGCGCCTTCAGCAGTACTTTTAAGTCCTTCAAAACCAAAATCTTTAGTTTGTTCCGCTAACATAGCGGCCTGTGATCCCGGCCCAGTTGCCGCGCCTTCAACTCCAAGCGCACCTGCGTAACTTTCAGGGAGTTGCGAAAAAGCATCGCCACCAACATCCCCCAGCCCACCCAGCAGCGAAGCTCCACCATAGCCCAGCGCACCAGCACCCAGAGCTTTACCCATGTCTCCGGTTTTTGCATATGACACCAGCCCACTTGCCAACCCAGCACCGATGGGGCCACCAAATATGCCGCCAACAATTGGGGCGGCAAACCCAAGAACGTCCTCAAGAAACCCCGCTTCAACCAGACCTGTGCTGGGGTTAATGGTAAGCGAGCCGCCGTGGGACATGGCAAGCTTTTGCAGCCCTTGAACTTCACCGGGAGTCATATGAACAAGTTGGGTGTCGTTGTTACGACCGAGAGATGCGATGCCTTGGGCTAGTTGTTGCATATGAACCTCAATTCGGTGGGTTTTGTCAATAATATCATTATGGTAATGCTGATACAAAGGTTAGCGTGGCTATGACAGAAGCAGTAGTTGGACGGGTCGGGCTGGTTCCGGCGACAAAAGAAGTGATGTATGTGTCCACATCTGGGGTAGACCACCAAAGCTCTACATAATCATTTGCCTGTAGCTCTATAAGGTAGTTCCAAGCTGGAATAGCGCCACCGTCAAAAGCGCCGTGTTTAGCGTTGATAGATACCCTGCCAGTTGATCCGACTATATCGGTACCGTTTACACGTATCCACACGCTGACTTCGTGAATTTGTGCTGCCACGTTAATAAACTGCCCAGACCATTGCAGGTTGTATATACCGGCTTGGGCTACTGTTATCTCAGAAGCCACTGACCCTGTGATGGTCAGGCTAGTCCTTGTTTGGGAGATGCTGACAACGTAAACCCCCGCCCCACCTGCCGTGCCAGAGGTCTGAGAAACTACCAGAGTCCCTGCCGTAATCGCCCCACCAGTCAGGGTCATGCCTAGATAGATAGCACCTGAAGTCATGGTGGCTACCGTCAGATTTGTTGTTGCAATAGACCCCGTAAAGACTGCCGTGTGAGCAGCAACACTTACCCCGTTATTGTAGGTGGTGGAGTTTAAACGCATTACTTGAGCGGTATTGGCAGGAGCAGTTTGGACTGTGGTGTCTTCAAAGGCTCCGTAAGGAAACCTAATATACTGACCACCGCCACCACCGACACCAAGCAACGTGCCAAAGGTGTTGTCCAGCGTATTAAAGTATAGCCGCAGCGTATTTAAAAGCTGGTCTTGATAGCGTTGGTCATACTGAAGCGGCCCAACAGGTAAGTTGGGTGCTTTAGGCGGTATGAGGGTGTTAGGTGGAATAGCCAAGGTCAGCGCCTGCCGTCAGGCCGCAAATCCAAACGGGTAGCTCCCAACTGCCACGCTACGCCAATGTCTGTGGATATAACCTTAAATGCCATCTGCCGACCACGTATCCGCGTGTAAACCTGCCCAGTGAAAAGCTGAACTACGTAATTACGAGATAGTGCGTAATTGTTACCGCTTACTACGTCAGGGGAGTTACCAACCCCATAAGCTGTTCCTGAGTTTTGACGGGGGCGAACAGACAGAGTGACTTGCGGTGCAGCTACCGTAGAGCCGTCAAACGTAAGGTCAGGCAGCATTCGCCATACAAACCCAAAGTTATGCCCGTCACCGATATCAAAGTCTGCGGACTGCACATAAGCTTCAATCGCTTGAGGCAGAGAAAGAGAGAAATCGTCCGTGCCGTTCTCGTGATACATAACTTGGTTTGGTGTATTGAAAGTCACGTTTGAATATTGAGTGTGTGTAGCCACGGTTGTAGCGGAGCCAGTAACAGGATTAACCGCACCACGAGTACACCCCGTCAGAGTATTACCATCCGCACTGTCGTGGGCCGTATAGCTTATATACTCAGAATCAATAATCACGGTTCCTGAATTTGGGTATGAATACCCGTTAAGCAAAGTTATTGCCGCGTTAGTAGTTGGGGTTGTCGTTAATGCCGCTGATAGAAACGAATTTTGCACACTCTGTGCGCCCATTGGAAACTTACGAAGTGGCGAATCAAGCCAAGCCGTGCGGTTCATAGTGCCATAATACCAAGTCTGTTCTAGGTGGTTATATATCACATACCGATTATTGACGGGGCTATCGGCAGAGGGGTAGAACCACCACACCTCGTTATATCCTTCGTTAGTGCCAGCAACAATTTGGTAAAACTGATCTTTGTTAATGTCGTTAAATACGTATTGCCGTAGAGTGCATGGGAGCGTATCTACACGACCTGTATATACATAGAACTTATCCACACCCATCCAGAACGTCTGGTTGTTTACAGAGGCTATAGCGTTAGGCGATATGAGGGAAATGTTGTCCACTAACAGGTTAAAGCCCCATACGTAAGGTGGCCCCAGATACTGCATGGTAAACAAAGCCGCATCAGTCCAGATTAGTATTTCTTGTTTTGCCGTTCTTGCAGCGACAATCGTAGAACCACCGGCAAGCTTGTATTCGCCAGATTGGTTAGTTGATGAGGGAACCCAGTCAGTAGCATTTTCTTGGTCTGACCAACGCACAATCATTGGGTCAAATGTAGTTGCGGGGTCGCCGGGGGTGTATGGGTTAGAACCAAACGCTATGGCAAACCGCTGAACATCTGAAGCTATGACAGCCAAAGTAGTTGTTGGAACATACGAACCACCCAAACTTGTCAACGTCACCGCCCGTGGGTATGTAGACGTATCTACATCCCAGTAGTAAATAGCACCGCCGCGAGGGGCAAAGATCAGGTCTTCGCCAAAGTTATCTGCCGTCCACAGCCTAAGTTGTGTGCCGATAGAGTTAGCCGTAGCAGAGGCAGCGCCCCACGCATAGGCTGAAGTGCCTGAAGTCTCACTGAAGTACTGCTGCACAGTAACGCCAGACAAGTGAATGGTTGCCATGCTTTCATCGGTAGCCCTAGTGCAACCGGTAAACGTAATACCCCCGGAGAGGCCGGTGTAGGTAATAATTTCAGACTCAATAACGATAGTTCCAGAAGCGGAAAACGATGTAGTTGAAGCTACGCTGATAGACGTTGCAGCCGCCGAAATAGTTGAAGACAGCGTAGAGCTACCCGTGCCATAGATAACCGCGTTCCACGGGCCAGCACCCCAGCCGTTACCGGTAGAGTAAACAGCGTTACCAGCGGCGATATCATAATGCGCCGTTACAGTCCCGCCACCAGCCGCGTCAGTAGTTATAGAAGTAGGACTGCCAGCGTAAACTATGCTGTATGTATTGCCGTCTGCTACAGAAACTATTTCAAAAGCTCCGCTAACAGTTACACCGCCAACTGTCGCTGTAGAAGTTAAGATAACATAAGTTCCTACGGACGCACCATGTGCGGTGTCAGTAACAGTTATTAACTTACTACCAGCGGTAGAAGCGAAAGGGTTTGATAGACCGGTTTGAATAGTAGTTTGTGGGGTAACGTCGTTATATAGCCCGCCGTTCTCAATGTAGTATTTCTGATTAGTGCCTATTCCGTTTAGGTTGCTGTAGTTAAGCGTAACCCAGTTGTTCATGTCCCTGTTTACGCCAACATAGGTATTAACCGTCGTACCGGTGGATGCGGCAAGGTTAGTCCAGCCGCCAATCTTTTCAGGTTGACCGGAACGGAACCTAATCTTGTCAGTCTCAAACCACCCGCCCTCATTGGCGTAAGAGGTGGATTCCCGATTAATACCCGGTTTAAAAAGTAATTTTTGTAATGGCATGGTTCACCTGTTTAAACAATCATTTCCTCGGCAGATTTCTTACTGTCTGCAACGCGGTTGAGCCAGCCTTTACCAAATATATTGAAAGTAGAAAGACCACGATAAAAGACTTCTTTAGCGTGTGTAAAATCTGTAATGAAATCTTCTGCATTTGCACCTTTTATAGCTTTAATAGTAACAGGGCCAATTACTCCATCTGCGGTTATTTTCAATGCTCTTTGAATAGTCTTGATTGCGCGGCTAGGCCCAGTATTGATAGCAAAGTCAAAGACAAGATAGTCAACGCCAGACGGTAGCTGATTACACAGACAAGCATCCCAATACTTCATGCGGTATAGCGGGGCTACCATCTCTTTTGTGAGGCTTTTCATCGTAGCCTCGTCTACGCCATGTTTAACCCAGTCCATCCAAGCATTGCGCGTAACCCCCAAGTTGGTCATGCCTCCGGGATCATCTTTACGGTTAACAAATCCCCCTTCATGCTTAAGAACCAAGGCAAGAGACTTCTCAAAGTTTTCAATCATCTGTTGCTCTCTGAACTTTTAATCTTTTCAGCCGATCTCATTGCGCCAAGGCCCAACATGCCCATTAAAATTTGCAACGTCAGGTCGGTGCTGATAATCGGAAACTCTCCCGTATACCCAAACCAGACCTTGGCTATAAACCTAGCAAACGGTTCAATTAACGCAGCATACGCCAAACCTGCACCACACACCCAACCGATTCCCGGCCTCCATCCAGCTACAAACCAATTCGTTGACTTTGCTTCTTCAATGTTTACTTGAATCTGAAGTTTGGCTAAGTCAGTCTCCGCAGCAAGTTGGGCAAGCTCTCCATTTTGTTGCATCTGGAGAAGTGCCTTTTGCGCCTCGGCTTGTTTTTCTGGGTCAGGAAAAAACCGCCCTATTAAACTCTGAGCAGCGGAGAACAACCCGGATATAACTAACGGGTTCAAAAGTTGCCACCCACCGGATTCAGAACACCTACTGGAGCATCTGTTACAATCGTAGTGCCGCGCTTGATGTGAGCGTTCGTAAACGGAGATTCGTTGATTGGCCCGTAACAACTTGCAAGCTGAACTCCGTTTACTGGCTTTGCTTGTTTCTCACAAAGAAACGACCATTGGTTGCTCATCCCGGAATCTTTACCAAGGATGAAGGTTCGCTTCACCAGTGGCGCAACTGCCCAGCTTGGCGCTTGTGGCGCTTCGCTGACAGTGGAAAACAGGCTCCAGACCTTACCCGCAGGAGCATCGCAGGAGTTATTCATCAGCGCAGGGTTAGCTATGCTTCTACCTGTAAGAACGGGACAGACTGCCATACCCTCGGCAAACACTTTGCCCTTTACCGTGATCTTTTTGCCGGTAGGCGTTGAACCGGATGCAGCACACAAAGCATACTCGCCGTTACAGATCATCAGGTTTGCAGCAGATACGCTAAACGGCAGCAACGAAAGGAGCAGTAGTTTTTTCATTTGTCGGCCTTGTTTTCCAGTTTATCAAATATCTTGGCAAGCATCTCTTTAATGCCTCTGATGTCCTCCCGGTAGTCGTCACGCGCAACGTAGGTTTTTGGCAAGTCCTCCCGCAACCTTGAAAGATCAGACTTCAACTCTTTGACAGCAGACCATAGTTCTCTAGCAAACCAGCCAAGTATAGTAAAGCCACCGCCAAGGAGTCCGTTTATTAGATGCTGGTTATCCATATTCTTAAGATTTCATTATGTAGCAAAGGGCGTAATACGGCGGGAGGTTTTGGTTTGTTCCTGATACGCTACCAACTGGAACGGCGTTGGTAATGTTTGCCGTTCCAGACTGCGTTGTTCCACCAGCTGATATTTGATAGACAGATAGGTCGTTTCTAACCGCTCCTGCTCCACCCGATAATAAAGTATTTGATTGTTGTAAGTGCGTGTGCCCCGCATCTGTTGCTACGTGGGTATGCGAAACAACCACCAAATCCGCAGAACCACCTGATTGTGTTGCAGTTCCTGTAACGGTAGTCTTTGCTGCACCACCTGAATCCGCGTCTGCGGCAATTACAAACTTGTTTCTTAGGTCGGGGGTGCTGTTACTGCCATTACACAATACCCACCCTGTTGGGATGGTTGCAACTGTTCCATACCATAGAATAATCATGCCGGTGAGGAAAGAAGACTGCATCGACGGTAAAGCACCTGCCCCGTTGCTGGTTAGCACTTGCCCAGTGGTTCCTACAGAAGCTATGGCTTGTATTGCTCCCGTAGAAGTAGTGCCGCCACACAAAACAGCATAAGCAGTAGCAGCAGCAACCCCTGACCCACCATTAGCAACAGTTAAAGGGGTTCCAAGGGTCAGAGAGGAAAAGTAATTCTGAGCAGTAAGAACGTCTGTGCCGTTACATACAAGCACCATTTTTGCAGCGGCGGGGACTGATACGCCCGTTTGCCCACTAACTTTGACGGTTACAGCGCCAGAGGCATTGTTAAAGATAAAATAAAGCTTTGTATTGGTAGGCACAATTAAATTAGTGTTGGCACCACCAGAGCCGCTCAACTGTATGGTCATGTTACGCGCCACACCAGTAGCCCCGTTAGGGATAGTGATGGTTGTATCTGCCCCAGTAGTGCAAGATACAATTGTATACCCGCCAATTGCCTGATCTATTAGAGTTCCCAGATTGGTATTGGTCGTGGTTCCCCATGTTCCCGTCTGTTCGCCGGAACCGATTAATTCAATTCCAAGATTACTGTAAGTGGAAGCCATTTTTAATCCTTTATGCTGCTATTGCATACCAAGTTGTAGTTCCTGTTGAGGCTACATCAGTCCAAGTTACAGCCAAGCTTGGGCTAGACAACGTGATTATATTCCCTGCTATCGTCGTAGCTGCCATAGCTCCACCACTAAACGCACCGCTATCTTCGTAATAAACCACGTTAAGAACATCAGTCCAATCAGCAGTCTCCGTAGTGCTTACATCTTCCCACGTTCTTACCGTTCCAACAGACCCTGTTGCAGTGACGCTTGTAAGGGCCGGGGCAACTGATATTCCAACCGTGCCAACAGACCCTGTGGCGGTTACAGCGGTTAGTGCTGGGCCATGAGCAACTGCTACCGTTCCTACCGAACCTGTCGATGTAACTGCGGTAAGCGCAGGAGCAACTGAAACACCTACTGTCCCTACCGAACCTGTAGCCGTAACTCCCGTAATGGCTTGGGCGTAAATAACAGTGCCAACAGACCCTGTAGCAGTAACTCCTGTAAGAGCAACTGTTCTTGCCCCCATTGATACCGTGCCTACCGAACCTGTAGCTGTAACTCCCGTAATGGCTTGAGTATTAGAAACCCCTACCGTTCCTACCGAACCTGTGCCAGTAACGCCTGTAAGGGCAACTGTTCTTTCCCCCATTGACACCGAACCAACAGACCCTGTGCCAATAACCGCAGTTATACCTACGGTTGAATCTACCGCGTCATCAGCAAAGGCAGCAGAGGATAGGGAGTCAAGCCCAAACATTTTTTACGCTACTTCTAGTGTGGCAAGTTTAGTTTCCAACACTTCTACTTTCTCCATCAACGCCTGAACCGCGCCATACAGAGCCGCAAGCATCTGCGCCCCGTTAAGATCAAGGCAATCTTCGATCACATCGTGGCGCACTTTGGGGCGAGTTTTAGTAATCATGCGCGGCATCTGGTAAGTTACTGGACGGGTTCCCATGACCGCAGGAATAGCTTCAACCGCGTCAACTGCGTTAACTGCTTCAACGGCTTCAGTTTCATCAGTGGCTTCAACCGCTTCAATTCCGTCCGTAGCAGCAACCGCAGAAACAGCCGGAGTTACTTCGTATTCCTCCAACACCGCAGCGCCAGCTTCATCCACCACATCCACGGTATCAAACAGAAAGACTTTGTTCTCTGATGTGACTACCTTCGACACTTGCACTGCTTTGCCGTTGATTACTTGGATGCTTGTTTCTGTTTTTTCTACAACTTCAAGCGTAAAGTCTTGTTCTTCGTATTCCTCAATGCCATCTGGAATATCAGTTTTTAGCGTGAACGGTTTGACCGATACGGCGTTCTTGAATACCTTTTGAACGTCTTGCGCTATCCAACCAAGATTATGCTTGTCTTGAATCTGGTCGTCTGTGTAAACGCCGGGAGCGAAACCAAAGTGCTTAAGCGGGACTGACTTGACTATCTCATAACAACGGTCAAGGTTTGCAGGGACAATATCGGATTTGATGCGTTCATCGGATACGACTGTCCACAATCCACCGACACCGGGTTTACCTGCGGAGTCTGTGCTGACTTCAAGCGCATAATTTACTGTTGCGCCAGTACCAATTCCTACTCGGCCAGCGGAGGTGATACGCATTTTTTCTGTGCCGTTAGTCCAGAATACATGAGAAGCTGAAGGCACTACATAGTCAAGTTGTGCGGTACTTACCCCTAGTCCGTATGTAACAGAATTATCCCAAAGAAGTCTTAATTTTATATTTGAACCAGCAGTTGAACTATATGTTCCACCTAAATCAATAGTATCAGGGGTAGCTGTTGATGTGGCCGTTAAAGCACCTATAGATAAGTTAAACCTAGGAGCATTAGTCCCAATCCCCACACTACCAGCAAAATAACTTTGCGCTGTAGCATCCGAATAAAGTGCCCAACTAGTCGCGCTAGCTGGCGGGTTAATTATTCGCACACCGTAGTTATTTGTTGCTCCGTAGCAGTTTGAATACACTCCGGTGTTGGTATTAGAAGCGCCAGTTACATTTATTTGAGCGCCGTAATTGGTATTTGAGCCACCACCTGCACCAGAGTGCGCGACGATAATAGCAGAAGTATTTGTAGTTGCTTGCGTAATATCCAATTTTCCAACAGGAGTCTGATTGCTAATCCCCACGTTGCCAGCGGAGGAGATACGCATTGCTTCTGGCATATTACCGCTAGTATCTCTAGCAGAAAAAACTAAAGCACCATTAAAACTTCCACCCGATCTAACCCCAGCAATACGTCCAAATGCGGCTACAGTTGTGCCACTATATAGGCCACCAAAACAAATACTGCCCCCAAACCCATCGGTAGCGGTGCTGTTAGAGTAAATAAACAGATTGCCTTGATTGGTTGTAGCAGTTTTGTTATTGCCCGCAATTATTGTATTGGTGGTATTGCTATCTGTATCAGTAGCTAAAGAGCCTTCATTTAAAACTTGAAACTTTCCTTGTGGAGCAGTCGCCCCCGTCCCAATCCCCACGTTGCCGCTGGAGTCGATACGCATACGTTCTGTGGCGCTTGTCATAAACTTATACGGATGAGCTGTTGTAGTTCCCAACATAGGAAACGCATCCGAATCTGTATAAAGCCCAGAAGCCACACCCGAAAAGTGACTTGCAAGCCAAATATATTGACTAGCTGCATTTGTATTTGCTAAACCAACTGGGCCACCATTCACAGCAAGTTTGCAGTTAAGCCCGTTAAAACTACTTGGCGTAGTAGTCCCAATCCCTACGTTGCCAGCATTTAATATTGCTAAATTTGTTACGTTATTTGCGGCATTGTTAAAAAATATTCCTGTGCTTCCGCCAATTGCTGTTAGTGTCGTTCCAGCAGAGTTAAATATTCCCATGCTTGCAGGAGCAACAGCCGCGATAGGGAAAGCTACCGAAGTGAACAAGCCAGCGTTTTGTGTAGTAGCGCCTACAGTGCCGTTGATGTTGATACTGGCAGTGCCGGTGAGGTTGGTTACTGTGCCGGATGCGGGGGTTCCTAGAGCAGACGCGTTGCCCGAAGCATCCAGATACACAGACTTGGTAGCGGGATAGGTAACAAATACGTCCTTGGTTCCCGCGCTGAAGTTTACCGCATTGTTAGAGTTGGATGATTTGATAATCGTCGTTCTGGTGAGGGTGTTACCAGAAGTTGCGTACGTGCCAATACCTACTTCCCACTCAGCCACACCCGGATTGGATATAGCGTAGTAGGTCGTATTGGTGTTGCCAATCGCACTAGAAAATGTTTGGTAGCCAACAACCGCGCCAGCTAGTGTTAATGCTCCAGTACCCGTTGTAGTGGATGTCTCCCTTACACGGTCAGCTAAAATGAGTGCCATGATTCATACCTTTAAG